GTTGTGACTGAGATTCTTTTTTCCGTCTTGGCGGGTATATCCTGGACTCTTGACCGTTTCGATCATCTCGACGAAATCCGCATAACTCATGAATTCGCCATACTCGTCAACGACGATTTTATCGTTGAGGTATTCCTTCCACAACTTCCAAGAAGTCAGGTTATCCCACTTGTAGCCCTGAAAGGTAAATGACCAACCCGAAGAAGATTTGCCAATGTGATACTCTTTGTCGTATCGATTGCAGCAATCGCACTTGTTTTTGGCGACGTAGTAATTAGTTCCCATTATTCAATTCCTGACAAGTTCAAAAAATTCGATTGTTCATACAGTAAACCCTGCATTAATAAGTTCTTGTTTGCAAGCCGCATATTGTGCCCGGTCGGGGATAATAATGTCCTCGCGAACACCCGGTTTGTCAGCCAAACGCTCAACAAGATCCTTAGCCGATTTCAAATCAAGACCAGATGCCTGGCGGACAGCCTTAATCATACTGACCTTGTGAACAGGATATGTATTCTGTTTGTTCCATAGAGAGATGCTGACACGCAACTTGTCCCCAATTTCGCCTGTGATCATAGCAAAGAAAATATCGCCCTTCACGGAGGGGTCAAGCACTTCGGCAATCTTATCCCAGAGTTCCATGCCAGTTTCAGAACCATAACACTTGGTAATGCTTTGAATAAAGCAAATACCATCTTGAATGATAGCCGACCTGTGTTCTTCAGGAATCATCTCAATACTCCTTACCGCTTAGCGCCAACACGATGCATACAAGTACTCTCAGCCAGCATCTTCCAATTGTTAGGACTGATCTTGATCAAGTCTGCAATCTTAAGAGCCATACGCAAGGACACTTCGCGCAAACGCTTGATATTGGCGAACATGAAGTCGAGGACCTGTTCACCTTCATTTCCTTCAAACTCGTAATCTTTGAACAAGCCACCGTCGGCGTCACGATGAACCTGCTTGATACGCAGAATCTTGTCACGCTCGGTGTCGATAGTCAAATCCAAATAGTGACAGCGAGACTGAAGTGCTTCTAAGTGAGCCTTGATCTTATTGGAGCGACGATCATTGAAGTCGAGGTTGGTGATAAAGATGATCGACCCGTTGAAGTCGAACTGGTGGGGAACATCCTCGAGGCGAAGCAAACGGGAGTCCTTGTTCCAAGAAATTCGACGGCGCTTGCCCGAATCCAATGCGCCCTTCAGAATGTTAAGAGCGTCCTGATCTTCCCAAACGTCGCAGTCATCGAACACCAACACATTCTTCCTGTCGGAGTACTTGTACAGAGTAGCAAACAGACCAATGCCCGAAATTGCACCCTTGACAATATTGAACCTCGGACGCTTGCCCGCACACTTGTCGTAGGCATTCACTGCCTCCAACTGCTGCTCGACGCCATGCGACTTGCCAACGCCCGGAGGACCAGTCACAATCATAGCGCGAATGTCACCCCTGATGCAAGCCTTAGACATTTCATCCAAGACTGCAAACCGAGTAGCAATGCGATCCATTGCCTCCTCGTCCGAAACCTCAGTGTTCTCGCTAGCGACCTCGACCTTGCAATCTGCAAGCGAATGATCGGGAGCACCATTGACAAAAGTGTAATCGTTACGGGACTCGACCTTGATCTTGATATCCTCGATAGCAAGATGCGGGAACAGGCTGTTCTTGACAGTAATGTAACTGCCCTTCTTGCCCGTCTGAAAATCTTTCACCAATCGGAGATTGGCGTTGACAATGCGGTTACCACGATAGGACCCGCGCTTAACACAAACAACTGCTGACATTTTGACTCCGTTAATCAATTCGATAAAGACATTATACAGAAAGTTTGGACAGAATGCAAGCCTTAGGCAGCCTTATTAGGGGATGATTCTTTTTTGTAATCATCAATAAGGACCATACTGCCGTCGCCGAGAATATAAAACCTCTCGTTGACTCCAGATCCCAGAGTACGACGGTCATGCAAATAAACAATGTCGCCGGAATAATCTGGAGCCATAACTTTTTTAACATTGATGTTCCGTCGAGATACCCAGTTGCTGTTTTCATATGAGAGAACATACGGAGGAACAACGCGACCTTTAGAAACATCCTCGTTATCTTCAACCACACTGTAGTCAAGCGGCATGATATAATGACGTTCGGCTTGAAACAACTTGGTCAAAGTTGGGATCCCATTCTTCTGAATCCGATTGACCTGAGATTCTGTGAGATTCTCGACCACGTATACATCACGGGTGCTGAAATTGCGATCTTTAGCCCAAATAACAAGTTTCATGTCAATCTCCGTTCGTTCAGTATGTTTATATTATGAACCCAAACTATCCAAAAGTCAAGCCTTTTTTACTAGGAAATTTTCCTAGTAAAATCAACGACTTACGATATCAAAGATTTGCTGCTTGAGGAACGCAACTTCTTGATTATCAACGTAAAAATCGGTAGTTGGGTCCCAGTACTGGCCCGCGCGGGGATCGTAGTAGAGAACCGCGCCCGAGGGGTAAAAGTACGGACCCTCGAGACCCTTACGGGGCTTCCACTTGCGTTCTTGTTCGGAAAGTACACGATATCCCATTTGTCTCGCTCCGTCAACTTGTTAGAATGTATTCTAGACTAGTTATGGGTTAAAGTCAAGCCTTTTAGTTCTTCGACAACTTGAGACACAGAATCATAAACCGTGTATAAGTCATTGTTTGTATTGACTTTTATGAATTCGGGGTTGAAAAACTTTATGATTCCGGGTATTTTATCATGAGTGAAAGTTATTTGTGTATACCCAGTACCGCGGTGATTTGGGTAATTGGCGACAAGTACGTTGGTAAAAAGGCTTTCAAGCTGGTAGACCAAATAGTTGATACTAGTCTGCTTATCCATCAATTAGCACCTCTCAAGTATTTATTAAAGCGAAACATCTTCCATGCCGGCTGTTCTTAAACGAACTACGTGGCCCAACATGAAATTCTTACTTTCTATTCCTTTAAGTACACCTAACCATTTATTTCGCAGTAGTGCTACATCGTTGATCACCGTTTCAAAGTCGATAACTTCATCTTCACCGTCAACGTACTTTTCTGCATCACGGCTAGTTAATGCTCGGTTGTATGCTTCTAAGTATTTTTGAAAGTGCTTGCGTCTGATTTTACGCAATTGAATATTGAGATAGTTTAACACAGCCTCAATTTCTTGAAGCTGATTAAATCGAAATTCTGTGATGCCGGGTAAATCGGCAAGATTTTTTTCAACCTTGCCTTTTATGCTTACATCATACTTAGCAGATTGCAATTCTGCTTCGTAATGTGCTATGAAGTCAGGTATAGCACCCAAATTGACTGTGACCTTTGAATACCAATTCACAATGTGCCTGCTAATTCTCTCATTCGCCTAGTATTAAAAAATGCTCTAGTTTCTACATATGCTGCTGTTTCGGATAATACATATTGCCAACGCCTGAAATCTGTATCATCGTGTTTAAAAAACTTTAATAAATCATCTTCGTCTTTTATCTGAACAAAAGATGACCCGGGATTAGAAGAATCATATACAGAAATTTTATGTCCAAGTTTCAACAACTTTTTCCATATCTCTAACCCAGAGTCGCTCATTGTTTTATCACTTAGTAAGCGTATATTATTGAGTGAGCCAGTGATATTTTTTCGGTCATCTAGTACTTTGTTGTATAAATCTGTGGCATAGGGAGGAACTTTCTTGTGCAACTTGCCAATAGCGTTGACTACAAGTGCTTGTGGTTTTACGCTAAATTCAGCCGCTAGTTGTATTTCTCCCTGTGATTCATACCAGTAATATAGCGTTTGAGAACCTTCTATTTTGTAATATTTGTCACCCAAGTCTATCTTTTCAAGTCCATGCTTAAGAGCATCGTTGATATTATAAGATAACATATCAATCATCTCGGTATTGCCGAATCCTTCAGGGGATTCGGCTAACCAAGTTGATTCAAAGTCCTTTCTGCTGTCTAGCATATCACCAATTGTCTTCATCTTCATCTTCGTCTTCGTACTCTTCTTCGTCTTCGTACTCTTCTTCATCATCTTGGTGCAACTCGTTGTAGTCTTTAAGTGCAGCCAAAATTTCAGGATCGCGTCTAAACGCTTCCTTAACTTCAGCAGGACTAAAGTCATGATCAATCAGCAAATTGATAAGATCATCTGCTGATGAGCGACGAGTTCCGTAATCGATATTTTCTTTAAGTAATGCCCATACATCGGCTATGAGTTCAATGCTCATTCTTATACCTCCTCAGAATTTACATTACTTATCTTTTTCTGATTAGAATTCTGGAATTCGGCCATCACAGTATTTAAGCAGCCATCATCGTTACGTTCCCAACCCTTACGAAACTTCTTGATAATAGTGCCATCATCAGCAGTATAAACAAGACTGTTTCCTTCTTTCTTTAATAGTTCATTGTTTTCAAACAAGTCTACAAGACCCGAGTGTGGGTTCATACCAGTTTCGTATGGAATCTTGATTTGCACAGATTCAAATGGCTTAGCATAGCGAGTTTTCATTACCTTACATGCTGCGCGAATACCCAATACTTCGCTAACTTTGTTTCCGTCTTCATCTTCTTTAAGTTTCAGTTTCTTCATTGCAACTACAATGCTTGACGCATAGATAAAGCCCTGACCACCAGAAATCTTATCGTCCGGGTCAAACATATCTTGTGATGCATATGTGTGATTAGTAGCAACTAATCCTACATTCCAACTACCAAACATGTTTACACAGTTACGAACAAGTGAAGTAAGTGCTTTGGGCTTGCGTCCCATATCACCTTTCATTTCGCCCGCTTCAAACTGATTAACGTCGGTAGGAGTTAACAACATACCTAGACTGTCAATAATAAACAAAACCTTGGGCCTATCTTCAGGTTCAGTCTTCTCATATGTAGACTTGTAATCTTTCATGAAATCGCTAATAGTTCTGGCAACGTCATCAATCATTGCCATATTCAGTTTTAGCATTTTTTCTTCTGAAGTATCAACACCAAGTGCTAGCAACCAGTTTTCATCTAGTGCGTTTTCCGAATCAACGAGCACCACAAAGATACCCTGTTCTTGTGCGTGTCTAATCAAGTTGCCTGAGCAAATATAACTCTTGCCCGCACCTGATTCACCTGCAAATACAGTTACCTTACCAAGTGGTACACCTTTCTTAAAGTCTCCACTGATAAGGTAATTCAATGCATAATTTCCTGTAGAGATCCAATCTGTTGGATCGTTGAACCCAATACTAAGACCGTCAATAGCCTTAGTAATGTCCTTTCTAAATTTACTTGGATCAAATGGTTTAGTCAAAGCATTCTCCTCTATCTTGCTTTCTTTATTTTAACAGAAAAAGGTTCCCTGTCAAGAAGTTCAGGACAGTTCTCTGCAATCTGTTCAAGTTCATAATCACTAGGGTAATGCCGTAAAGCACCACGGGCACGATCTCTGACCAATGAAGGTACGCGAGGTGTCTTGCCTGGATCACACAGTTCTTCTAGTAACTTTTTGCCTTGTTTAATGGCTCTATATCTTTCATCTGGTAGTGTCATGGTAGGTTCCCTCATTAAAGAAGGGGAGAGGTTTTATCCTCTCCCCAAGACCTTAGACTGTTTTCTGTCTAGCACGGATCTGCGCTAGAATGTCTTGAGCTTTATCGCTTGAGGTAGCCTTTGGTGGAACAACTACCGGAGCCACTACTGGGGCAGGGGCTTCTTCTTCGTCATCAGTTACCTGAGCAGCAGGTGTATGATTAGATGCGCTTGAAGGAGCATCTACACCAAATGGGCGATAATATGCACCCCACTTATCGGGATCATATGGACGACCATCAACACTAGCCTCGAACATTTCCTTAATGATGCGCTGCTCTGCTTCGCTGGGCTTCTTGGGCAAGAAGTCCTTAAGATTGAACAAGCCATGCGCTTGAATAGCAGCCTGCTCTGCTTCAGTCAATGGAGACTCTTTGCGTGCCCAACTTGAAGTTGTGTACTCAGAGAATCCACCCTTACCTGGAGTCTTACGAATATTGAAATCAAGCCCATGAACTTCATGAGTTGGAATATTATCAATTTCGGGATCCATTAGAGATGCGCGAATAATAGTCTGAATCTGGGAAGTGATTGCAAAGCGGCGAATTGGATTCGCCGGAGTCTTATCGTTACCAAGTGGATTACCGCGAACAAAACCCTGATAGATATAAGTGCGCTTCTTCCAATACTTGTTAGCCATATCCTTGAGTGATTCATCCTTATACCAAGGACGAACTTCTGCAAGAATAGGGCAGTTCTCGCCATACATTTCCATGCACGGAACTTGAACTGTGATCTGCTTTGCTGAAGGATTTCCCTTGACACCATTGAAGGGAAGTTTGATTACTTGACGTTCTACCCAAAAGAAGTCATTAGTTGGGTCAGCATCTGCAAGGAATCGAATAGTTGCTGTAGCACCTTCATCGATATTCCAGTGTGGATAGATTGCATTATCTGATTGTGAGTTAGACCCTCTGTTCTGGGACTTACTATCTTGTGCCGCGATACGGGCGCGTAGTTCTGCTAAATTTGCCATTTGTTTTTCTCCTTAAATGTGTAAATGTTGAGCTTTATACTGTGCTTTATGTTTTGCTGTCGGAGACAACTAACACATCAATGATTATACGCTAATCAATTGAT